ATCATCGGGGCTTTCTCTCCAGCCCTGTTCCATGGCGATAGAACGCTCGCGCTCGTCATTCACGATCATCTGGCAGCGCTGGGTAAATCTCTCTGCCGAATCGACGGCCCTCTCATACTCGCGAGGATCGCGGAACTCGCCCTCATCTGGCCGGGCAGCCATGCAACAGATCTTGCCGTGATAGTCCTGGGCCCGGTAGAGCATCTTGGGATAGGGACGATAGACGTATGGATTCCCCGGAGGATATCCAGCAGTCCACTTCGACGGGAACTGCTCGAACTTGGAGTATTCCTTGGCCGCATTGGAACCGGGAGAGATGACGATGCCTGGCTCCCGGTTGTAGAGATCGTCTACTTCTTGGTTGACCGGCCTAAATTCCTGACTCACGCGCCTTCTCCTATCCCCCCGTCCGATCTCTCGGGCAGTGGTCCAAGCGCCCATTCCGGGCGCGGGTATTCGCTCTCTTCAAGCGCAATGTCTGCAATCAATTCGGCGGGTGGCTTGGCGAGAGCACGCGTCTCCCCCGCCTTCATCGGCTCGATAGTCTGGGAGGGCTTCCACTCTCGGCGTCGGTAATCCGCCTTGAGTAGTCCGGTCTCATCGTCGTGGGATTCATACCCATAGAGGAGGCTCGGCTCTGCGAGGAGCGTGCATTGCTCTGGAAGAATGATGCGTATGCCGCTCTGCGCAGCTCTTCCCAGCCAATACTCCGCTGATCCCCTCTGCCTGACGTATTCGCTCTCCGTTCCATAGTTGATACCCCAGAGGCCCAGGACAGAAACGCCCTCGGTCATGGCGAGTGCGATCATCCATGCGACATGATTCGCGAAGTAGGCCCGCGCGTCTCCAAACTCCGCAAGGATCTGGCCCTTCGGATACCGTCGCGAAGATGGGATCTCTGGATACTTGTCCTGCATGTACAACGGTACGGTGTTCTTGGCTAGCCATTTCGGGTAGAGCGCCGACTTCTTCCCTCCCCGAGACCAACAGGCCCGAGGATGGAGGTCGAAGTAACGATCCATCGGCCGTCTATACCAAGCTCTCGAAGACGCATGCCCCCAGAACTCCCAAGTAGGATCGTTCCAAGGGGCATCTCTCAAAGAGTCCGAATGCGACCCGCACAATGCGACCTTCCGCACTGTACGGGCCGCAGTTGCCCGTGGAATAGGCTCTACAGCGAACGCCACGGGCGGCTTGACTTCCATCATGTTACGAGCTGACCTGGCGCAGCGTGAACGGATAGTTGAGCCACACCGAGCAGAACAGCCCCGTTGCCGAGGTTGCGCTCGTGGTAGCCGTACTCGCCGCGCTCGTGGGGTACATTCCATAGATGCGCGACGTTTCCACGGACGAAGCCTGAGAGGTCGTAAGACCCAACAGACCGGCCGCGGGGGTGGAGACAGATGTTGCGGGAGTAAGGATGCCCGTTGACGTAACGAGCGAGCTACCACTGACGAGCTGAGCGTGCGCATTGGCTCCGTAGATCTGCGCCCATGCGTACTGAGTGGATGTACCCTCTTCGACTAGCACGCCCACCGAACCGGGCGCGGCTGCCGTAAGGGCAGATGCCGTGAAGGCACCATCACGAGAGATCAGGACTCCAGCCCCCACAAACGCCGGGAACGTGAGATCCACGAGGACGTATTCATTGCCAGAACCATCACGAGCGCGGCATCCTGGAGTGAGATAGTCCGGAAGAGCGACAGAATCACCCACGATTGCCGCAGCGGAGTCCCGAATCGACTTGAACTGATCCGGAGTACCGAGATAGAGCAGGGTAGACGCGGCCTGCGGCTTGGCGACAGAACCAAGAACGCCTCGCATGACCTGAACACGTCCAGCCACAGGAATAGCCTGGACCTTCATGACCTCGATAGCTCCAGTACCAGCGGCTACGAGGAGCGAGCCGACCGTGATATTCGTCGTAGCGCCTACGGCGAAGTCGTAGTCCGAAGCCGTGATGGCGCTCGTGACAGTGGTCGAGTTGAGCTGCGTGACTGCCATGACGCCCTCCTAACCAACGACCCGGGTAGCCATCCGTTCCTGGATAGCCGCCGAGCCGAAGAGAATGTCCAGACGATTAAGGTTCTGGTCCGTGGTGATCTGGAACTGCTCCACGTACCGGATGGAAATGGCGAGAGACTTACTGTTCACCCTAGTAGCCTTCGCTCCACCGTTCGGCATCACGAGGTCAGCCATGACCGACGCAAACGCCTTGGGATGGAAGACGAGGTTCTGTGGGCTCACCGTTGCCGCGAGGGTTGCGCCAGCCGCCATCGCCCAATACGTGATGACAGCGTTGTCCGCCGGGGCCGCCGTAACGTTTGCGAGGGCGCCGGACGTGATGATGCTCGGGGAGATCGGAAGCGTGATGGCTCCCGTGGTGTCCGAGATGTCGGACGTCAGAACGAACTGCTGAAGCCGGCCAGTCGATTCCTTCGAGAGGGGATTGACCGAGAACACGCCGCCGATGGTGATGATATCGCCCTTCTTCAGAACCGACGTACCGGAGGCCCACCCGTCAGAGATGATGCTTGAGCCGGTCTGGAGAGCACCATTGACGAGTGGGGTTGCACCAGCACCACCCACCGATCCAGACGTAAACCGGGGAATGTTCTGGTCCTGGAACCACTTCTCGATACCAAGCTGGGCCTGGGCAAACTGACCCTTCGACCAATTCTCGGAGACCTTCCCCTGGGGATTGAAAAACGCCGCGGTCGAGAACGCAATGGTCGCGTTGGCGAGAGGCTCCAACACAGCCACGAGATTCTCATCCGGACCCGCAAGATCGGCGATCTTGACGCGAGCCTGCGAGTAGGTGAGACCGGAGGCGGGAGTCGTACCAAGCGTCCCCACCGTGTTGTAAACGCTCTTGTACACGTCCGCCATGCTCTGACGGTCGTACACATTCGCGAGCGTCTCCGCTGCGGGCATCACATACCGCTGGCGGATGTCATCCAGGTCAGTCGTCGCCTGAGACGAAGACCAACCAAAGCCGACGTGACGTCGCCGGTTGAGGATGAGGTTCACCGTCCGGTCGAGAAGGTTCTGGATGATCAGACCTTCACCGTCGGAGGCTTCAAACTGCTGGGGAAGACGGACCTTGACGGTATCACCCACCTTCGCGCCGTCGCGGGTGTATTCGTCGTTGTACTCGCGATTGAACTGCGCCACACCGCGCAGACTATTCACGAAGTACATGGCCGTTTCCATCGTCACCCAGGTAGGGGTGATGAGGGTGTTCGCCATCGCTAAGTTTTCAGTGACTTAAGTCACCGACCTCGTTATCGCGACTTGGCCGGCTTCCAGCGCTTGGAATACTCATCGAGAGACATTCCTTCGCGGTAAGTGCCTTCGTCTGCGACCTGTGGCGCGCCCGTTACTGGCCGAACGGGAGGAGGCGCCTTGCTTACAGACGGCTTGGGATTGGTGGCAGTCGTTTCAACGCCCAAGCTCGTTACGAGTTTCGCCATCTCGCGAGTAATGGCTCGCGGAGATCGCAGCGCGGCGATACGCTGGAATTCGTCTTTGTGCTCCGAAAGATACACCATGAGCGCGGGAGCATCGTCCACGTTGTCCACGATCTCATCTGCAATGTAGGTCCGTGGATCTCCAAACCGTGGGTCATCGTGGGAGATCTCTCCCCGCTCGGCCATTTGGAGAAGCTTGAACGTGGGATACAGGACAGCGACGTGATCACCGATCTTGCTCCAGAAGTCGGGATCCGCTTCCTTGGCTTTTACCACGGATGCCTTATAGCGGTTCTCGTATTCTCCCATCTGCTGTGAGCGCTGATGGGACCGCTGGGCCTCTTGGGCCCTCTTGGCTTCAGCCTGATACTCGTACCGGGCTGTAGCCCGGGTGAACTCGGCGTAGTCCTCGAAGTCTTCGACTTTCGGGGCTCCTGGGTCAGCCGATTCCTTGGGGGGCTTTGGAGGAGCCTCGATCTGGCGGGCTGATCGGGCATGCTCAAGCTCGGCTCTCGCCTTAGCAGCTTCTTCACGCGCGGCGGCGGCCTCGCGGCGGGCCTCTGCGGCCTCTCTGGTGGCCTGAGCGACTCTGGCCTGAGGATCATGCCTGGGATTGCCCTTGCGCTTATCCTCGGCCTCGCTGGGGGCCTTCTCGGCGTCCTTGTCGGCCTTCTCTTCCTTCGCGGCTTCCTTGGCCTCGGCGGCACGCTTGGCGGCAGCGGCTTCGGCGCCTCTTTTGCCCAATTCTGAGGCCGCATGAGAGAGATCGGGCTCGCCGTTCTCGTCAGTGTGCGTCTCTTGGACGTCCCCACCCGTCTTTTGGGTATCCCGGGCCTCAAGGATGCCCGTCATCTCCTCGGCGGTAGAGGTATTGCTGGAGACGGTAAAGCCTCCGTGCTCGACGGTTGCGATGGTGGAGGGGTCAGAACTCATAGGCTCGCTCGCATTTTACTGTCGATTTACCGCAGGTCAAGGTTAATCACTCTTCTGTGTTCTCTCCAGCGTCCTCGCCGGGCGTCTCGGTATCGTTGGTTTGCCCATGGTCGCGGGACATGGTCACGGAATGGGCTCCAGCCCCAGCCATTCCAACCTCATGGGCCATCTTCAGCTTGGCCTTTTCGAGGTCATGCGCCTGCTGGAGGCTCACGAGGGCCGTCTCGTGAGCGGCGTCAAACTTCGTCTTCTCCTCGTCGTGGCTGATCTCGTAAGCCAAGGCAAGGTTTTCGTTCTGTAGCTCGCCGGCCTGGATGGCGCCCTTCGCGGCGGCGTTGATCTTGGCCACAGCAATGGACGTTGCATCCTTCATGCGCTGGATCTCAATAGCCTGGGATGCATCGATCTTGGCCTTTTCGATGGTCGCCTGCTGTTTGGCCTGCTCGGTCTTGAGGAGGTCTGCGGCCTGGGCGACCTTCTGCTGCGCCTCTTGGAGCTGAGCCTGTAGGGCAGCGTTTTGTGCCTGAAGTTGCTCGGAACTAGGCTGCTCGCCTTCTTTCTGCGCAATACCCGGGAAGTTCTTGTCCCGCAGTTTCGCCATCATGTCGGCGGCTTCCTTCATCCCCGGGCCGTCCCTAAAGCGAAGATACGTGGGCAAAAGAACCATCTGTCCGTCCGGAGGAAGGCCCTGGATCAGCTCCGAAAGCTCGTCTGCGCCCTCCTGGAGTCGCGTCTGTGCGCTCTTGCCTATAACCGGGGCTACCGAATACTTACCCCCCCTGGACAGGTCATAGTGCTTGATGTTTGGCTGCGGCTGTCCCGGCATCGGCGGGGGCGGTGGTGCTGGTCTTCCATCCGGACCCATGACGTGCGGCGCATTGAGCATGACTGTCTTGGGCTCGTCTTCCTCCCCGAGAACTTGCGTGATCCGACCCTCACGATCATAGATCCTAGGGATAAGCTCCAGCATGACTTTGGATTCGTACTGTAGGGAGATGGACTTTAGGTTGCCCACATAATTGCCGGTGCCTGCATCTGCCTGCTGCTGAAGAGCCAATATCGCCTTGCCGGATCTATCCTTACCGCCCTCCTGATTCCCCAGGGATGGCTCATAAACTGCGGTCGCTACCTGTACGAGACCCTTGGCCTCTTGGGCGAGTTGGAGCGAAAGACCCATCTTGGTGCCATCGATCTGCATCGGAGCGGGGGGACCGACAGGTTTACCGTCGAGCGAAACCGTCTTGTACTCGACGTAGGGGACGTTCTTCCGGTTGATGTCCCTCCACTGGTCTTCATGACCCTCGAACTGCCCCTCTGCGCCGATATAGGGCGCCTTGGACAGCCGTGAGATGTCCTCCACCAGCGACGAAATGGCGTAGTTGAAGGTTCTCTGCCCGTCTCTTGCCGGCCGGACCATGCCCTCCCAGCGTCTCTGTCCGTCTACCGGCTGGAGTTCGCGCCCAATCACGGGAATAAGTGGAATATTCCTGATCCCGCCACCCTGCCAGGGCTCATCCTCGATGATGTCGCGGCCGGTAACGACAGCGCGCCACACTTCAAGCCGCTGGGCCTCACGCTTATAGCCCGTTCCGGGGACAGTCTTTGTTTCCTTGATCGGGACCTTGTAAAACACTTCAGCCACAAGGGGATCTTTGCGCTTCCCGTCCACCTTCACCCAGCCCGGGGCTTGCTCCTCCATCATAAGAAAGTCGGTGTTCGTATATTCCTTGGCCTCTGGATAGAGCGCACGGAAGGCGTCGCACGTCATATATCCAGCGACGAAGATAAAACGAGCGTCGGAGTAGTCCGGCTTCTCTGCGGCGGGGTCCGCATAGACCATGTCCTGATATAGAATGCGCTGATAGGCTATCTCCTGGTCGCTGGGATTGTCCGAGTCTTCGTCGTAACGGGTGATAATCCGATACCATCCGCGACCGCAGACCTTGGCTCGATCCAGGCCCCACAGGCGTGCCTGATCCGCCCCCCCGTCCCTTTGTATGCGCTGATAGAGGCCCTCCAACATCTCAGCGATCGCCTTCTTGGCCGTCTCTGACACCGGGGAAATTTTGACGCTCAGCCTAGCGGCGGATGCTTGGTTCTGAACAAGTTGCATCGGCTGGGCGATAAGCGAGATGGAGAGCATGGGCCGGCCAGCACGTTCCTCTTTGGCCTCCTGCGTCCACTGGTCTTCCGCCACCTGAAAGCGGAGGTCTTCCTGCTCGCGAACCCTCTGGCTAGCCTCAGCCTCTTGACAGGTCTTCAGCCAATCCCGAAACCGGGCGAGCTTGTCTTCCGGATTCAACTTGCCGATCTGCTTGTCTTCGGTGCTGAGGACTTCCACTTAGCCTCCGACCGTCGCGCGGTTCGCATGGGCCCAGTCCTCTTCGGTGTCCAAGGTCACGGACTCGTGGGCCGGAATGATCAACGGCCTACAGTCAAAGCCAAACGCTCTGCCCTGCTCGATGATCTCGCGCTTATAGGCATAAACCGTGCCGTCTCTGTAATATGCAGCGCGGCAATCCTGGCGCCTTGTGCGCGACTCAACCGCCGGCTGAAATCCTCGTAGTTGGCCAGCCACAATCTCCATCGCATAGTCTGGGCTCATGGCTGCCGGGATCTCCACAACGGACATGACGGAATCTGCCCCCTTGGCCATGATCTCAAGGGCCGCGCGAATGTGCTTCTCCATACGCCATGGCGATGTCGGCTGAAGCAAAACCACGACATCGAAGCCGGGGAGCACAGAGAGAGCGTGATGGATCACGGGGAGCATGGGCGCCTCGTCGGTCGCCAGCTCGGGAGGTCTCAGGATCGTCTTGGCTCCATACATAGTCGCGAGGCGGGCGATGTCTACATCGTCCGTGCTCACATACACGTCGTCGCATGTTATTCGGCCGATGCCGACTGCCCAGGCAAACAAGGGGCGTCCTCGGAAAATGCGCGTGTTCTTCTGTGGAATGCCCGTGCTGCGCGCCTTGCAGGGGACGAGGCCAAGAGTCCTCATGCAACCTCGCATAGATAGTTGACGTGCTGGTTTCGGGCCGGCTCGCACGCGATCACCTTATAACCCGCCATCTGGAGGTATGCCTCCATCGTCTCCCGGGTCAGATTGAACGGGTGATCCACCTTGATCGTCTTAGTCTGGCCGTAGTCCAGGATGTCAACGAAGAGGGCCCCGTGATAGGCGATACAGCCTTGGAGCTTCTTGAGCGTCCCGGCGATGTCGAGGAGGTGATCTATCGTCTGGCACAGGGTGACAAGGCCCCAAAGCCTATCCTTGGGATCCCAGTCCTCCACGAGACCATAAATGATCTCCAGGTCATGTCCCGCTTCGGCCAATTCCTCCGATGCGGGGTCCAAGACCGTAGGCTTGGCTCGGTAGACGTGCGCGAGATGGCGAGCCACGACCCCTGTAGACCCGCCGATATCAAGGATCGTTCTGGGGCGCTGAATCGCAACCCCGCTCAAGAATTGAGCTAACTCTTCGGCATAGACCGCCTGCTCAGCCAAGATCGTTCTGGCGTTGATCTCCCGGCCATGAAACAGGCTCACGAGACGGCGGTACTCGCCCTCGTAGAACCGTGAATAGCCGGCCTTGGTCATGCGGGGATTCAGAAACACGAGGGAGCAAGTCCGACATCGGACCGCTCGCACTGGTAGGCCGTAGCGATCGGTCTCGGAGACGGTTTCGAAGTCTCGGCCACAACAAAGGTTACAGGCCAGGATCTCTTCCTTATGCTCAGTCTCGTAGTCGAAGGCAAGGGCTGTGGTCATGCAACGGCCTCAATAGCCCGCCCGCTGAGGATGGCCGCGATGCGCTCTCCGGCATGGCCGTCGCCGTAGAGGTGCGAGGATGGAAACGGGCCGTCCTTCATCATCACGCAGAGGCGAGTAGTCTCCTGTCGGATAGCATCCACGTCGTGCGGCACGTCCACCACGTTTGCTGCCCGCTCTCGGCCCTCCTGCCTAGTCCCCACATTTACGACGGGAACGCCCAGGAAGGAACATTCCCGAATGCCCACTGAGGAGTTACCCACCAGGCACGACGCGCCCATGAGCGTCCGCGGGAAATTGAGTGGAGAGATGTTCCGTACCGGCTTGATGCCGGCGAGACGCAAGACCTTAGACATGGCTTGTCCACCAGCATCCTCCCCGGGCCAGAAATACAGCGTATCCATGCCTTTGAGTGCCTCGACGGTCGCTCGCATCTGGTCTGCCGCCTGAGCGGTCTGGGTGGTTACCGGGTGCTGTAGGACCATGACCCTACTATGCGGGAAGGCTCCAAGGCGCCGGGCTTCTGCGGCCAAATCTATGGAAGGGCAACCTGTCCTGTAAACCCCAGGCCCGAGGGGGTTCTCATAATAACCGCGCGCTTGGCTAACATTCCATGCCGCTTGAGGTGTCGCCACACAGTGAATGTCCGCAAGTTGCGTCACCGCATTCCGCACCTTGTCATCTATCGACCCCGATACCTCTCCGCCCTGAATGTGGCAGAGCGGGATGTTCTGGTAGCTCGCGGCTATCGCGGTTGCGAGCGTCTCATGGCGATCTGCGATGGTCACTACTATGTCAGGCTTCAGGCCAGCGAAGATGCCCGATAGCTGAGTCAAGAGCACGCCCGTGGATAGCGCACTACTGGACAGGCTATCCTCTTCGACCACGGACGATACCTCGGCCGCCACCTCGAACCCATCCGCCCGGATAAGGTCTGCCACGCGCCCAAAGCGGGTTACGACCGCCGAAGCACACGCCACGATGGACAAGCGGACGTCCGGGCGCGCCCGCAAGGCCACGAGTGCGGTTTTGATACGCGAATATGATGGGCGGGCAGTGACCGCCACCACGACGTGACGCAAGCTACTTCTTCCGAGTCGTTCTGCGCGCTCGCTTGGGGGTCTCAGCCGTCTCGCTGCCATCGGGCGGCGCTTCCGCACGCTTCGCACGCCGCTTCTCCAAGAGACGATCTCGCGTGCTCAGCTTCTCTTCACTCATACCATTGCCTTTCTCTTATGCTTCTCCATGAATAGGGCCCGCATGGGCTCTAGTTCCTTCGCCATTGCGTCTTTGTCTACCGGGTGGGCCTTGGCCCTCTCGATCCATCTCACGCCCTCCACGAGGCGCCCAAGGTCTTCTAGCGTGATGCTGGAGGATGTGTCGAGGCCTCCCATTGCCCGGGAGAAGGTTACATGCACCTCCAGAACATCACAGCCAAGGGCAACCGCGGCGAGGCCGGCGTAGATGGTGCCGGAGTGGTCAGAGAGGCCAACCGCTCTGAAATTGGGCGGTCTGGCTCTAAACCACTGGAGCATATTTAGCCCAACATGTTCCGGTGGACATGGATATTCGCTCGTACATTGCAAGACGACTAATCGGCGATGATTGTTGTACTCTGGCTGAACGCATTCCACCGGATCTACAACATCCACCGCGGCGAAGAGTTCTTGCCATAGACTCATCCCGCTAGAGAGCAGTACCGGTTTGCGTGTCTCCCGAATGGCTGCCAGGAGATCAACATGTCCAATCTCCCCGCTCGCCACCTTCCACGCATCCACGAGCGGTGTCATCATCTGCACCGCCTCAACGGAGAAGGGTGAGACGACGAAGGCCAGCCCGCGCCTCCAGGCGTGCGCAGCCAAGCCAGCCCATTGGTCGAACGTGAACTCCATCCGCTTCCAGTAGGCATAGCGGTTTGCGTCCTGGGGATATTCTGGCTCAATCCTCCAAGGCTCATCTGGAGTACTCTCGGCCTCGGCAATGTGGCACTGGAACTTGACTGCATCCGCCCCAGCATCGGCTATGGCTTTAATATAGGCATGAGCGAGGCTCAGGCTGCCCTCATGGGCCTGGGCCACCTCGCCGACGATGAGGCAAGGATGGCCGGTGCCGATTTCATGGGTGCCGATCTTCATTACCCACCACCGACAGCCTGAATCGCAGTCGCCATAATGCCGGCGACGATCTGCTGCCCTGCCGCCGTGAGGTGTACATCATCGCCCTGATAGTAGGTGTGATTGGTATTGTCTCCGTCTTCTCCAATCGTTGTATTGGCGGCGAGATCGGCCACAACCCAAGTGGAATCACTAGCACCAGCAATGATGGAGCCGTTAAGAAGAGCGCGCTGGGTGGCATATCCAGCGAAAGTCACCGGAAGAATGGTTGCCACAACGATTCTCGTATAGCCTGCCGCCCTGTAAGCCGCCACGCGAGCCTGGAGGCGGGTATACGCGGTGGACGCCAGAAAATCGCCCGTCCGCAGATCGTTGGTGCCGCAAAACAAGACGACAGTCTGGATTCGTAGCGCGCTCTTGTGCGCGGCGATGGGAGCATCGTACGAAGTACCCACGTCGGCACAGGTAAAGCCCCCCGTGGCATAGTACGTGGTGATGTACTTGCCGGAAGTGGTCGCGCAGTTGCCGATGAGGCAGCCTGTTACATATGGCCCATACTGGTTTGTCCCTGGCGGCTGCCCGGCGGTGTGGGAGTCGCCGGCAAAGATAAGCTCGTATGGCAGGCTACCGTCTCCACCACCCCCAGAGCCACGCATCATGCAAGGCTGCGACCCGCCGCAAAACATGACCTGAAAGAGGAGACCAATTGCAAGACTCACGGGACCACCAAGCCGGAGCCGTGCATCTCGATAGCGTAACGCACGTCAAGCACCGTCTGCGTGAGGCTGGACACTGCGTTGGCCTTCATGTCGCACGATGTGCCGTTCGCGACGAAGGTGAAGGTATTGGTCAGGGTGCCCGCCCCCGCAGTAAGCACCGTGGCCTCGGTTCCGAGGATATTGGGCGTAGAGCACGTCATGGTTCCGGCCTTGTTAGCTGCCGCAAAATCAATATCACCGCAACGTTCTTGCACGTCAGTAGCATCATTGGCATGAATGCAGTAGCTGATGGTGCCGCCTGCTCCGGTCAGTGTGGTCGGGACGCTGATTGACACAAAGGTCGTGGCAGAGGATTCCGTTACGGCCTTGGCCTTCCCGCGATAGTAGTGGCGGTCGAAGAGGGTCTGCGCTGTAGTACCGGTCGCGAGATCCTTGGCGGTCTGGATGTCGTAGTCCCCGGGGGCACCGGCACCAGTGCCACGGCCCCCCGCCTCGATATGGTCGCATCCGGCGACATCTGTTCCGGTTATGCCGTCGCAAGACTTTACGGTTTGGGCAATAGCGGCACCGTTCAGGTCTGTCCCCAATTGAAACTTACCAGCAGCCTCTCGGCTCATACAGAGGTCGGAAGACGCCCCGACAACACCAGTCGATGACCAACATAGCCGATAGGTGCTGGGCACCTGGAACTCGCTAGCCGTGAACCAAAAAGTATCGGTGTTTGAGACCACGCCCAGGATGGCAGCCGAGAAACCCCGGTATCCAGTGGTAGCATCCACTGCGAAGCTGAGCCCCATCGGGCCGCCCTGTGTGCCATTGGGGAGGTTGATTCCCCCCGTGCCAGTTGTGAGTACCGCGTTAGTGCCATCATGACCCAGGCCCAGCCAGTTGTTTCCGCTGTGCGTGGTGGTCTGGTATACCTTGACCGTCGAGGTGAAGTTGTTTGTACCAGTGAACTCGTTGGTCCCGGTGAGCGACGCACCACCTCCGCCGCCGCCCATGTTGATTTGAGCCAAGGCTGATCCGGGACGCAGGATGGCTAGGCTCAGGACGATGGCGATAGCGATAGCGCGCGCCAGGGGCATATAGGTCATCGGAAATAGCTCACGCTGACCGTGGCGTCCGTCGTCTGCCGGATCATGCGCCAGTTCTTGAGG